ACAAAAGGAGAAGAACGTGAACGCATACGACATCTTGTTGAGAACGACCCTGATAAGAAACACAATATCCTCGCATCCTATGGAGTTTTTAGTACTGGTGTTAATATTAAAAGACTCGATAATGTAATCTTTGCTTCTTCGAGTAAATCTGAGATTAAAGTATTACAATCAATAGGTAGAAGTTTACGTAAAGCTGAGGACTCGCAGAAAGCGGTCCTCTATGATATCGCTGATGATTTATCGGTAGGTAGTTACGAAAACTATACATTGAAACATTTTAAGTCGAGAATTGAAATCTACTCGTCAGAGGAGTTTCCGTTTAAAATATTTACTGTCGACATATAAAACTAATATACCTTTAAAGTCGATAAACTTATTATACAAGGAGTTTGGAGACTTGTCAATAGTTTTTTAGAAAAAAGTTCAATTAATTTCATATTTGTTAACTTTCTATTGACAAACTAGTGAAAATGGTATATAATTACATTATTATTTAAAAAAGGAGCGTTAGTTAGATAATGGCTAAAAAAAGAAATTACGTAAACAACAAAGACCTCCTCGCAGCGCTGATTGCTTATAGAGCGGCGGTGGCAGAGGCAGAAGAAGGTGGTGAAGATAAACCCGTTGTGCCCGATTACATCGGTAAGTGTATTATGATGATCGCACAAAGGTTAGCAACAAGACCAAACTTTAGTGGTTATATGTATAAAGAAGAAATGATCTCGGACGGAATTGAGAACTGTCTTCAATATATACATAACTTTAATCCAGAAAAATCTCAAAATCCATTCGCCTATTTTACTCAAATCATTTGGTATGCATTCCTACGCAGGATCTCTAAAGAGAAAAAGCAGATGTATATTAAATTTAAAGCATCGCAAAGACAAATGCACGAAAACGAAGTATTTGATTCTACAGGAGAACCAGTTACTGGAAATCAACTTCCTGATTATATTAACGACTTTATTGATGATTTTGAGGGCAAACTTAAAAAGACAAAAGAAAAGAACGCCGCTGAGTAAATGTTATGTTTGATTATGATAACGCATTTGACTATACGAAGCCAACCTCTGCCTTAATAGGTAGATTTCAACCTTGGCACGAAGAACATACACAATTATTCATAAAGTCCTTGACATTGACAGGACAAGTTGTTATAATGGTTCGAGAAGTGTATAATCCAATAGAGAATGTTTCAGATAATCCGTTTGGAGAAATCGCTGTCATTGATCGTATTAAGAAAAGTTTGGGAGATGCTGGCTTTGAAGAAGGCCAAGAGTATATGATCCAAATGATTCCTAATGTTGTTGATGTAACATTGGCAAAACAATTAAGAGAAGATGAATTATGAAGTTAGTATCTAATAAGGATCCAATATTAACGAAAGTACTACAAGATGTTGATATGGAAAATCCTCAGATTGATTTAAAGCAAACAAAGAACGATATGGTAGAGCTGATGGTCTCTAAAAGAGGGCTAGGCCTTGCTGCATGCCAAGTCGGTATAGATTATAAATTGTTTATTATCGGTGAAGACAAAGAGAATACAATGATGTTCGTGAATCCTGAAGTTCTATCCGTCGGAGAAGAAACTGAATTGGATGTTGAAGGTTGCTTATCATACCCAGATGTATTTGTTAAAATGGCAAGACCTAATATGGTTGAAGCTAAATGGTTTGATGAAGAAGGTAAACCACAGGAAGGTCGATTTGAAGGTTACACTGCAAGATGTTGGTTACACGAATTTGACCATCTTCATGGTGTTGTATATAAAGACAAAGTATCTCGACTCAAATGGGATAGAGCTCTTAAAAAGAAATCAAAAATTACAAAACAAAGATCACAGTTAATGGCATATATGAATTCAGCGCAAGCTGCTATTGATAACGCAAAGTTGCCAACGCATTCGGAGTAATATGAAGATCGCAATCGTTACCGATATTCACATCGGTGTCCGTGGAGATAGTAAAGTATTCCACGAAGTCCAAAGAAAGTTTTTCGAAGAAGTATTCTTTCCATATATTGATGAACACGGTATCACAACTGTGTTTGATCTTGGAGACACGTTTGACCGTCGTAAGTATATTAATTATGCTTCACTATCGGCAGGCAAATCATTTCTCTTTGACAATTTAGCGAAACGCAATATTGACTTTCATGCACTTGTCGGTAATCATGATACCTATTATGCAAGTACTAACGAAATCAATAGTATGAATCTATTGACTCAAGAGTATCCACAGTTTACTCTATATCAAGATACTGCTGTTGAATTAGAAATTGGTTCAACTAAATTCCTTATGCTGCCTTGGTTAAATAAAGAGAACGGCGAAAAGAATCTTGAGATCGTACGCAACTCTGATGCAAATATATTGATGGGACACCTTGAGGTAAAAGGTTTTGAGATGATGAAAGGCGCGTTGTGTACTCATGGTATTGATATGAACGTGTTTAAGAATTTTGAATCTGCGTTCTCTGGTCACTTTCACCATCCTTCAAGATATGGTAATGTTGAGTACCTTGGATCGCCATACGAAATGACTTGGTCTGATTATAAAGGTAGTCGAGGTTTCCATGTATTTGATACTGAAACTCGAGAGATGATTAAAATTGAAAACCCAAATAGAGTATTCTATAAAGTATTTTACGATGATGCTGATTGGACAGTTGATACTGTTGCTAATTACGACGTTGAACAATATAAAGATACCTATGTAAAGGTCATAGTACAAAATCGTACCAATGCTTATCTATATGATATGTTTATGGGTCGTATGTCAGAGTGTGGAGCTGTTGACGTTAGAGCTGTTGATGATCATATGAATTTAGATGCAGAAGGTGTTGATGAAATACTTGATGAAACAAAAGACACAACTGAAATCCTGTCTCAATATATTGATGGTCTTGAAACTAATGTTGATAAGACAAAGGTAAAAGGATTGGTTGATGAACTATATCATGAGGCCCTTAGTTTATGAGAATTAATTTTGAGAAGGTAAAGTATAAAAACATACTATCTACAGGAAACGTATTTACTACTATTTCACTTAATGAAGTACCTAGCACGCTAATCGCAGGTTCTAATGGTTCAGGTAAAAGTACATTGCTTGATGCAATTGTATTTGGTCTATACGGTCGACCTTTTAGAAATATTAATAAAGCTCAGTTAGTCAATTCTATTAATAACAAAGAACTTATCGTTGAACTATACTTCAGTGCAGGTGGTGATAAGTATATGATTCGTCGTGGTATCAAACCTAATCTCTTTGAGATATGGAAGAACGGCGCAATGATTAATCAAGATGCATCTGTTCGAGACTATCAAGCGTTCCTTGAAGATTCTATTCTAGGTATCAATTTTAAAGCATTCAATCAAATCGTAGTACTTGGTTCTGCTACTTATATTCCTTTTATGGAATTGAGAGCATATCAACGTCGTGAGATTATCGAAGACCTATTGGATATTCAAGTGTTCTCTGTTATGGGTACATTAGCTAAAGAACGTATGTCAAGTATCAAGACTGATATTAATGATAACAAATACGAAATAGAAATAGTTGAGAACAATATTGAATCTGCTAAAGAAAATAATGCAGAGATCAAAAAGATTAAGACAGTTGAAGTTGATAAGATCAAAGAAAAGATGTCTAATCATATTGAGGAAATCGAAACAAAGAATAGTACTATTGATACTCAAGATGAGATTATGAAAGTTCTTTATGATGATATATCTGATAAACCAGAAGAAAAGAAAAAGTTCCAAGAAGCAACCGAACAACGATCTGAACTCGAAAGAACAAGAGTACAGTTTGAAAAAGAACTATCGTTCTATGAACATAACGATGATTGCCCAACGTGTAAGCAAGGTATTGCCCATGATTTCAAACAAGAACAGATTATAGATAAGAATCAACAGAAAGCTGGTATTGAAAAAGGTTTAGTTGATATAACAGAAACAATTAAGACTCACCAAGATCGTCTTAGTTCTATTTCAAAAATCGAAGATCAGATTCAATCAGTTAACTTTAAGATCTCTGAAATCCGAGCCGAAATCAAAATGTCTAAGAATGCATTAGTTGCATACAAGAAAGAACTTGATAATGCTCAAAAGGAAGTTGATGAAGTTGATACTTCTAAACTTGAGAATCTACAAAAGAAACTTGATAAACAAACTGAGATACGAACACAACTACTTGATGAACACGAAGTACTAAATATCGTTCAAACCATTTTACGAGATGGTGGTATTAAGGCAAAGATTATTTCTCAGTACATACCTGTTATTAATAAACTCATCAACAAGTATCTTGCTGCGTTTGATCTGTTCGTTGACTTT